TTGATAACGTGTTAACTGTAAATACTTTCCCAACTGAAGAATGCAAGAAGATTGGTGAGCGTTCTCGTAGAGTTGGTCTAGGTGTTACTGGTCTACACTATATGTTGATCAAACTCAACATCCGTTACGGTAGCGAGAAGTGCCTTGAGTTCCTCGAAAGACTATTTAGCACTATTCGTGATGAAGCATACAAGATGTCGATCTATCTTGCACGCGACAAGCAGCCATTCCCCGAGTTTGATTCTCGCAAGTATCTCAATGAAGAATTTGCCAAAACTCTACCTGCTAGAATCCGAATGCTTATCAAGCGTTATGGTATTCGTAATGCAGTAATGCTTACAATTCCTCCCTGTGGTACGATCTCGATGCTCCACGGAGTTTCGAGTGGCATTGAACCTATCTTTTCTGCGATGTACAATCGACGCTATCGCAAGAATAATGTTTGGAAGGAGCAATTAGTTGTTGATCCTCTATTCCAAGAATACTTCGATAAGGGCAAGCCTCTTGATTCATTCGTTGGAGCATACGATGTAACTCCTGAAGATCACATCAAGGTTCAAGCCACTGTTCAGAAGTTTATTGATTCCTGCATCTCGAAGACTATTAACCTACCTTCGACTGCAACACCTCAACAGTTCTCTCAGGCTGCACTAGATTACGCTCCCTATCTAAAGGGTCTTACTGTGTATCGTGCAGGTTCTAAGGGTAATGAGCCTCTACAAGCCATCCCTCTAACTGAAGAGAATATCAATAAGTATATGCGTAAGAATGAAAATCAGTTAGTTGGTATGCAGAATGGTGATGCTTGCTCTCTAACTGGTGGAGAATGCGGAGCCTAATATGACCTTATACGAGTGGATTTGCAGAGACTGTGATGTATTCTGGGAAAGAGATTGCCAGATGGGCAAAGCTCCAACTAGAACTAAATGTCCAAAATGCAAGAAGCTTTCAGGTCGTTATTATGAAAATGCAAATGTAGGCGTATCATTTAAAGATGATGGTCAAGGTAATGGAGGTCTTGGCGTAGGAGGAGCTAACGATTTCTATACTGTAAGAAAGCGTTATCAAAAAGTAGCTGAAAAAGGTTTTGATAAAGATTCCGCTAATAGATTTCTTAGACAAAGCATTGATCAAAGTAAAAATGCTATGTTGGATGAATCTCATAGATATAAACCTGTTTATATTAATTATGAAAAGTATGCATCAGAAGGTAAAGCTAAAAGATTATCATCAGAGCAAATAACTAAGAAGGTAGAAACCTGCAAAAAACTAACTGAGGATGCCTATGATAGAGCAAATAAGCTTGGCTACAAAGAAGCCAGTGGAAGCAAGTTAGACATTACAAAACCCCAAAAACAACAATAGCATGGCATACGATTTCTCTGAAAACATTCAACGAGGTATCATCTACCTGTTGAAGTCTGATCGTGATTTTTATCTTCAAATTGTAAACCTAGTTAAGCCTGAATATTTCGATTACCCTTCTCACTCGAAGATCTTCGAGAAGATTAAGGCGTACTACGACAAGTATGGCAAACTTCCTACTGATGATTTCATCATTCAGGATATTAAGCCTACGCTGACTAGCAGGGAAAGTGTTTCCGATTATGAGGATGAGCTTCTCAATATCAATAATCTTGATGCCTCTAGTGTCAACAACACAGAGTATATGCTCGACCTGATTGAGAACTTCGCCAAGAAGGAGGCGATGAAATCTGCCATAGCAGAAAGTATTTCGCTAATCAAAGAGAATCGTATGGATGAAGTTGAAGCCATTGTTAAGAAGGCTTTGCTCATCAATCGTGACGTTGATACAGGTCAGAAGTATTTCAGTGAAATTTCTGATCGTTGGGATCGCGTCTTTAACAAGAAGCAGGATCAGAAGTACAAGACCCTTCTTCCAGCCATTAATAAGTCTCTAGAGGGAGGTTTAGGGGCGAAAGAATTGGCTATGGTTGTTGCTCCCCCTGGAGTTGGTAAATCACTTTACCTAGTGAATCAAGGTGTTCACTCCATGATGGAAGGTAGAAAGGTCTTGTACATCTCGCTCGAAATGAGTGAGGATAAGATCGCACAGCGTTTTGATTCGGTGATGACCTTAGTTCCTCAGATGAAGCTGAAGGATCCTGCTAACCAACTTACTGTCAAGGAGCGTCTTGATATGTTCAAGAAGCATTTCCCTGGAAGTGAATTGGTCATCAAGGAGTTCCCTACGGGTCAAGCGTCCATTAATACCATTCGTAATCTACTGGTCCAGCTAAAGAACTACAATGAGTTCGAGCCTGATCTTCTGATTGTAGATTATCTAGAGCTACTTCGTCCTACGCGAGAGATTCAGCAAGAATACCAAGCGCAGCAGAAGATTGCGGAGGAGCTTCGTGGAGTGGCTATGGAGCACAATATCTTAATCTGGACTGCTACACAGACGAATCGTCAAGGTCGCATGGTAAAGATTATTACCGATGCAGAGCTAGGTGATTCTTATGGTAAGATTCGTACCTGTGATTTTGCCATGTCTCTAAATCAGACCGAGGAAGAATTTGACGAAGGACGTATGCGAGCTTACGTCATCAAGTCTCGAAACGGTAGACCCCGCTTCTCTGTTCCTGTAAAGGTGTCCTATGATACTTTAAGAATGGAAGAAGGTGACGAGATTTTTGATGCGGAGGAAGATGATGAATAAGTATAAGCATCCTAATCAATTTCATGATGGTCTAAGGGTATATAAAATAGTTCAGAAAAGCCTTAAAGATGAAGGTCTTATGGGTAAAGTAGATTTTGAAGAACGGATTATTTATGTAGATCCAGGTCAAGATCATTTAGAATATAGAAAGACCTTACTTCATGAAATTATTCACATTGGCTATGATTACTTTGGGTTAGATAATGACGACAATATGCCTACCATTACTAATGAATATATTACCACGGTAACTACCAATATGATGCAACAGTATTGGTTCTTTAATATGGATTTATTCGAGTTTATCTTCTCATACCCTAAATAAGGTATGAAAGAATTAACCCTTAGTAGAATATTTCCAAAAAAAGAAAAAAGGCTAACTCAATTAGCTGTTAATATAAATGGTATTTGGTCTTTTGCTGGGTTAGGAAATCCTACAAGAGTTGTAAATAATTTATCAATTTATAAAATAAGTTATGATTTTGGGTTATTATTTGAAGGAACAACATCTCCAGATAACCCTCCAGTTAGAGGTTCAAAAGGAGATTACATATTTGTAGATTCCGCAGGTTCAATTAAATTATCTAAACCTGATATGTATAACAGAATGTTTCCTCCCACAAATATAAATCCACCAATTAAAAATTTAAATTCTAAGGTTTTAGCTAATCCTAATTACATAGATCAAGTTATTAAAAATTCTAAGGATGTTGTCTATAATACACCGATGGGTAGAATGCCTGAATCAGTAAACAGACCCATTCAATCACCTTGTAATTGCGATAAACCCACTACAACAAAACCTTGTAATTGTAACTAATTTATGAAACAATTTATTGAGTCCCTAGAGGACTTTACTTGGGAAAACTACAAAACTATTAGTGACGCTTTGGTAATGTTCGATGATTCTAATATCGAACTGGAAATGCAACGCCAACCCACTATTTATTCTTACTATCATGCTTTGATGAGTCTTGCCAAAAAGACTGTTAATGATATCGAAGCTGATAACGTGAGAGTTGCATCCACTATTCGTTCCTCTTACAGGAATAATTCTAAGGTTGGCAATAAGCTGACTGCTAAGGATCTTGATGATCAGGTCTTTGCAGATGAGCAGTATATTGCTGCTACTCGTAAGCTGAACGAAGCATCATTCAAATATGAACTACTCAAGGGACTCGTTCGCGCTCTTGAGCAGAAGAAAGATATGTTGCAACAAGTCTCCGCAAATAAGCGGGAAGAGACTAAACTTTACAAGTAATCAACTATTATAACACTACTTAAACAGGAGAACTATTATGCCTATTGATCTTAACGCACTTCGTAAAAAGCACGAACAACTTAATAATCCTGGTGGAGCTACAAGCTCTGCTAATGGGGACTTCCTTCAGAAGTTCTACCAAATCAAGGATGGAGGAAATATGGTCCGTATCCTCCCTTGGAAGGATGAACAGAAGCAATTCTATGCTGAAACTAAGATTCACCGAATTCCTGGACCTGATGACACGGTGAAGAACGTACACTGCCGAAAGGTTCACAGTGAACAATGTCCTCTGTGTGATCTTTATTATGCGCTGTGGAAGACTGGTCGCAAGGAAGACGAAGATCTTGCTCGCATCATCAAGCCTCGCGCTCGTTACTACATGAATGTTCTTGATCGTGATAGCAACGATATTAAGATCCTTTCTGTCGGTGTTATTTTGTTCAAGAAGATTATTGCTGCTATGTTGGATGAAGACTTCGGTGATATCACCGATCCTGAAAAGG